GTTGTGCTTGAGCTCCTCCTAATTGAGCAGCAACTCTATCTATTTGGCCTTGTTCTCTAGTTTCCTGAGCACCAAACATAAACGACTTACCCGCTGCTTCTGCTCCTTGTACACGTCTAGCTTCGTCAAGTTGAACATCTTGTATTCTTTGTTGTTCTTGCATTTTAGCTTGTTGCAATTGGACTTCTCCTTGGGCTCTTAACTTTTGATTTTCTGCTTCTTGTGCTTCGATGCTTGCTGTTACACCTTGTTTAGATTTAAGAGCCGCTTGCGCTAAAGCCGTTGCTCCTCCAGCAGAGGCACCTGTTGCCATTAATGTATCTAATGTATTAGCTAAGGAAAGGTCTGCTTCCTCTATTTGCATTTCTGCAGCTTTTGTTGCAACTCCTAAACTTGCATAAGGATTACTAAGTGTTCCGGAAAGATCTTTGGCTAAACTACTCATATCCTTAGTTGTTTCGTAAGGGTTTATAATTGCTTGTCTACTACTCTCTAGTCTATTAAGTTCTGCTCTTAATCTTGCTCTGTCTCTAGCTGCTGCTCTTTCTCTTTTCTTAGCAGCACCAGCGCCTATTAATCCTGAAGCTATGGTGCCTACGCCGCCAATTACTCCAACTACTACCATTGTCATATATTATTCTTTTAATAGTTTATATTCGTTATATTCTTTATATGATACACATGCCAAAATATCCTCAAGTTCATCCGTATCAGTTATATTGTTTGGATTTGGATGTACATTTATAAATATCGAATCCTCTTCAGCGTATATAACTCTTTTTGTACCAGCTGGAGCGTTAACGTAACAAGGAGCTATATATTGATTTGATCCTTCATCAGTTGATATTAGCAATTGACCTTTTAATAGAAACCATGTATGTGAAAATTTATGTAGTTTTCCAATCACTACGCTATCTTTTTGCATAAACATTTCTCTTATATATATCCCATGAGAAAACGAATGTTTTAATGGAAATAAGTCCGTATTACCCTTTGCAATATTAGGACCGTTCATAGCCAGCATAGATTGTTCTAAGTTTTCAACTTTATCAATGTATTCCTGGCTGACTATCCTATGTTCTCCTTTTGCTTCTAATTTGCTATCCATTATATTTGATTTGATTTTAGTTTGTTTTTAATAACTAGATATAGAGTATATTGAACCTACACTCCATAATTCTTTTAACCCACCGGGGTCTGTAGCGGCATCGGTTGACATTGTTACAGTCGCAAATCTACCTTTAATCCCTGACATTTGTGCTCCATAAATAACTTCGCCATCTGTTACTACACTGTTATTTGTTAAATTTGCATAATATTTATTTTCTTTTCTATCAAAACCATAATGATAAGTAACTCCTCCATCTGTATATTTTCCATCTATATAACTTGGTACTAATGCAGTTGTATCCGTTGTAAAAATCCATGATCCTGTAGAGCTTTCTTGATCAGCCCCCTGGGAATCTGATATAAAACTGTTAACTTGCCAACCGTTATCACCTTCGTAATTTATTGTTTTAAAGTTTTTAGATATAGATGAATTTTCATTTAATACAAAAGTTATAGAAGCAGGAGTTGTTATACCATAAAAAGAGCCAACGGGTACATTGTTGCTATAATGCTGCCACAATCGGCCATTGTTCATTGAATATGTTATATTTCTTATACTAAATAATTGCGATGGCTTAAATGTAAAAAACCCTGTAAATCCAGTAACTAATTCATCGAAATTTGTAGTTGCATAATATTTATCTGGATTTGTTCTACCTGTTTGTAAAGATAATATATATTGTTTATTATATATATCCCATCCGCCAATAACTTCACCTTGGCCATAATTAGCAACAGGAGAACTTATTGTGTTGAATGAATCTCTAAAAAAGTCCGACATTCCATTTTCAGAAATCTCAGTTATTCCGTCTTGTGATAATCTAAGCACCGCATTTCTAAATCTATCAGTAAAATACTTTCTAGTGCCATATACCGCAAAACTTTGAGGGTCTCGACTAATACCAAAATTACCAGCATAAGCTTGAATATCTCCAATTACAGCATTTGATGACGTAACTGTTCCGCCTCCTTCCGCAGAATATATTGCGTCTTTATCTATTAAAGCCCTGCTTACCTTATCTTCTTGGAATATAATTAAATTAGTATCTTCCGCATATAATTTTTGTATAGATCCATTGGATGGATTTAAACTTTTAGTTATATCCTCACCTACAGAAAATTGGTTTGTATTGTTTATGCCAGTTCTAGAATTATATATACCTGAATATATTAAAGAGTTAGACCTGATAGAAGCTCCGTTGTCATCTTCAACTATATATGCTTTCACTCCGAAATCAACAGTGGTATTATTAAACCCTCCTTGTATTCTGGATTCTTCAACATACCATTCTCTATCATTAGGATTTGATATTAAATCTGGAGTTGGATAACCGCCTATTTCTTCGGGTATACCAAAAGAACCGCCGTATACAGACTCAAAATCCGTAAGCTCTTCCGTTAATACTTTTTTTAATATAAAACTATTAAAATATTTAATTTCTATTGATGCTGCCATATAATTATTATTATTACGTATTTATTAGATTAATTAAAGAGTGTATAATTAAAATTATATATATTATACACTTTCTAAATACATACCACCTTCTCCTCCTCCTGTGCCATCATAAGTTACAATTATTTCAAAAGACCAAACCCCAGGACCTACCAAATCATAATATGCTGCAGACAAACCACCTCCTATGCCATCAAAAGCCTCTTTTATTAAAACTGGACTAAAACCAAATATATCTACTTGACTAAATACATCATTAGGTCCTGGAAAAGGAAATGCCCCAGATCTTACTCTTGCCGTAAAAGTGTCTTCAACTGTAATTGTTCCGTATGATCCAAACGCTGGTTCTGCTCCTGTTGAAACAATACCTGGGCCACCTTGGCCAACTTCAAATGTTATGCCGTTTAGAGCCGAAAATCTTATGCTTATAGGAGCGTCGTCAAAAAGACCTCCGGCATCGGTTAATCTTATAAACATATCATATATTCCTTCCGGTAAATCCCCACTAGGTTGAGTCAATTCGCCGGTTGTTGGATTTATATAAAACCCTGTTCCTCCGGATAGTATTGACCATGCTAATTCCAATTGATTCTGCGCCGGATTAGCCGCTCCATTAATTCCTGTAAATTGGTAAATAAATGTTTCACCTAAAGAATAATATTGAGGGGTTATTGGTGCGTTTGTTATAGTAGGAGCAACATTTTGTAGTGCTCCAGTTTTTTCATCAAATAAAGTTATTATTGGAGCATTAGGTGGATTTGGAGTGGTTACAGTTATAAAAAATTTATATGATTCTAATTCATCCGCATTAAATCCATAATAAAAATAATCATTTGTTACTAAATCAAAAGTATTACCAATACTTGCTTGTATACTAAATCTACTTGTAACGTCCGTTCCTAATTCATTAAATGCTTGGAATGTTATATTCCCTAGTGGAATAGTCATTGGAGTACCCAATACATCTGCAAAATAAAAACCATCTACCGCTTTACTACCTATGGTGGCACTTTCAAATAAATTAAAAAACCAACCTTCTAAAGAATAAGGAGCATCAGTTTCTGATACTATTGCTTCGTTAAGTTCTGTTATTATACCGGATGTAGCGGTCTCCCAATATATATCCAATCTTGACTCCACTGGCTCTGTTTCCATTACAGCTAATCTAGCTAATGCTACAAATCCTTCTGTAATAGGCGGTAATCCATCCGTGTTTCTACCTATTCTAGTTGCCGTTGACAACCTTGCAATAAGTGGATTAGAAATATTTTGATAAAACTGATAATATTCTTCTATTACGGGTACATTTGTAGGAGAAGAGTCTGGAAACAGTGAATTTAATGTAGCTATTGTATTTACAAAAGAAAAATTATTTCCAGGATAAAACTGTTGATTTAAAAAATTAGGTTCAGCAATGTCATATAAATTATTAACTCTTGAATATAATTTTACGCTACTTCTGTATTGCTCTTGCGTACCACTAACATCATTCAAGTCTCTAGGTACTTTATTTATGTTGTCACCAATAAGTACAAAATGCGAAGTTTTATCAAGTTCTTTTTCAAAGTCAACGGGATACGCAGCCATTACACCGGGTAGATATACATTGTAGTAATCCTGCTCGTTTTGCTTAACTACTATTTTGTATGAATACCAACCAAGAGGATTGTATTCAATGCTATTAGCATTTCCATTATATATTCCTGGCCAATCTGAAATACCATTTCCTGATATTACTTCATTAAATAATACTTTTAAAGAGTAGCCTGGCCATTGATTTATTATTTGACCTCCTTCTGGTATATTGCTATTTGGGGTTTGTTCTTCAAAATATGGTACATATAAAGAAGCCGCCCCATAGTCTATGCTACTTGAGGAAGAGGGCAATACAGCATTGGATAATATAACACCAGATTGTCTTCCAAACTTATCAGATAATATTACACCAACCTCGTAATTTCTATTTTGTTTTACAGTATGATTAGGATACTCTATTATACTAGTGTAATTTTTACTTGTATTAAAAGATGCTTTATTATTGCAGACCACATTGTAATTTAAAAATTTAGGGTATCCTTGCTTATCTTGATAATTACTGTAAACAATTCTATTACTAACAATTTCTTGCCCAAGAGCTTTAATAGGTGCTTTGTCATATACTCTAATTAAATCTTTTTCTGGTAATGTTTTGAATGGTTTCTTGGATTGATAATTATACACATATACATCAGAAGACCCAGACTCGGTTGCTATTAAAGAAACAGGTATAATATCCACAACTTGTATGGCTAATCCATCGGATTCTTTATATAATATATCTATCTCTGATATTTTACATACTGATTCCAACATATTAGCCGGACACGGTAATTTTATTTGCAAATATATATCATTTGCTTTATTATACATAAATGAAAGTATGGTACTTCTAAAAGCCGCTGTTTCATTATCAATTAATGGCTCTTGAGTAGGTATAGGGTTTGACTCATATAAAAAATAGCCATCTTGTTTAGGTATAAATGCTATTTGCGTAAATGGTGCGAATATGGAATATTCGTTATCATCAAATCTAAATCTATAACTAAATCTAACAAACTTATCTTCTAGGTATGTTGGATCTCCTATAAAATCAGGATTATAATATGGATTTGCATTAAACTTTACTTCTTGATTGTCCGCTAATGTTATATTTGCAGATGCTGTTACTGTAAAAGTAGCAGAAATATAATCAACAACTCTTATATTATTAGGTATTCCTGTGCCCGAAATTAATTGTCCAATTCCTGGAGTTAATCCGGTACCAGGATTATCTATTACAAAAGTATTAGTCGCCACGGTTGCTCCATTAACAATAGCTGTAGATCCATAAGGGGGTAAGAACTCACTAGATACATCGTACATGGTGGTTTCATATTCTCCAATAACCTCAGTGCTTGGTGCATATAATTCAGGAGCATATACTGGACTAAGTTTTGCTACTGATATTTGATCTTCAATTGTATAATAAGTAATAGAACTTAAAGCATTTACTACATTTATTTTTCTTGGCTGATTTCTATTGTCAGTCCAAAATAATAAATCTTCTAAAAGATTCACACCTATTATTGGCGAATTTTTTGAAAAATTTAGAAAAGAGCCCTCTACCAATTTATTGTATGTATTTTGCAATACATTATAGACGTATATATAATTTTTAGCTGTTGTTGAATAATATGGAGGTGCACTTGGTGATGTATAATTAGTTAAAAATAAAAAAACTCTATTATTTGATGCGTCAACAAAATAACCAATACAATCTAAACACGTTCCGTTTAATTCACAAGTGTTTGTGTCTATGCCTGCTAATATATTAAAATCAATTATTTTTTCATTACCTAATATTGTTTGCAAGGCTCCTACATCTGAACTTTCAGATTTACTTACCTGCAAGTTTATCGCATTACGGTACGCATTTTCACCCAACAATCGATCATCAATATCTTTGTTCATTTTACCCCCGGTAAAATTATTAGTAGTTTCTGCCATTATATTTTAGTGTTTAATCCATTTTGATTTTCCTCTCATAACCTGTGTAAACTCTTCTAATTTAATATTAGATAATCTAATTTTAGTGTTTCTTAATTTAGCACTTCTTTCTCTTTTAAGACGTTGTACTAAATATTCAGGTTGATTTAATCTTGTAGATATTATTGAATGTAATATATGTGCGTACATAGCTTCTTCTGCCATTTTAGGTATTTTGCTATCTAATTCATAAGCTAAGCCATCAGATATGTATTCAAATACAATTAGCATACCAACTAAACTACTTGAAAATGATATTTTACCTTCTTTGTCATTTATTGTAAATGTACCATTGTAATTTGCATACTGAGGGTCTATGCCGTATTGTCTGCCATAATAACCGTAGTCGTAGCCGTTATTCCATCCATCATTAAAACCGTTACTGTTACCAACACCATTAACTAAATTAATTAATTTACCGTTATTTACCGCTTTCCATCTTTCTTCAATTATTGATGAACCTTCTATATTATCATCATAACTGCTTTGTATTGGTTGGCCTATATTATCTTGTATTGGCGTTTCTGATGGATCTATTGTTAACGATGTAGGATAAATAGGGTGCTTAATCCCCTGTCTATCGATCCAAGATAGTTTAACATAGTTAACATAGTCTTGAGGCAATATAACACTTAAACTAGGTGGTATTATAAGTTCCTGCGATTTTACACTTTTTAATGTATCATAGCTGAATTCTTGCAACCCCCGCTTTGCATGGAATATTACATCGGTTCTTTTAACATCCGGTATTAACTTACCAGGGCCAACGTAAGCAACCATAAAGTTATTTACAACATCAATTAAAGGAATATAAGAATAACCTCCGTAATTATTCTCTACGGCTTCCCCATAGGCATCACAGTTTCCATAATTACCACCTTCAAGTGATTTTAATTGTACGACAACAACGTGACCGTATGGTACAGGGACAGTAAATGTTATTGTATTCTTCTTTAATATTTGGTATTCTGCCGTATACTCTATAAAATCAATACCTAATGCACTAGTGTATAATTTAAAATTATTTAGAGCATAACCTGCTTCGTTTTGATCCCAGCTACCTAAAAATAATTCAGTATCAAAAGTGAATGTAAATTCAGTTTGACCTGCTAATTCTTCTACTTGGAAACCTTGTGCTCCAGCATAATATTGTCTATTTGTTTCGGTAATTAAACCGCCATCTGGAAATGCCATGTGCTATTAATTTTTTGAATTTACTTGTTCTTGTTGGATTTGTTGTGCTGCCACTTGAATTATATCTGGATCGCGTATTATAACTCCTGCATATAATAATATTTTTGTTATAACATTAATTTGTTCTGAATTGTCAATCTCAAATTGTGTTGATAACGCTGATGAGTATATATAAGGGCCAGAGACCCATACACCTCCTCCAATACCTATATACCCCCAAACAACATTATTTGGTTTTCTAATATAAGAAACACTTATAACACCATTGCCTGTTATATCCTTTGGATATACATATATTTTTGGGTTTAATGTACTACTTCCACTAGTTCCTACTGTGGATTTTTCATACAAATATACTGGAAATTGTTTAGTGGGTTTTGATATGGGAGATAAGTTAAGATATAATAGATAATCTTTTTGGATTCTTTCTACTTCAATTTCGTCTTTATATATTACTGTACCAATTTTATGAAGATCCACTGGTACTACGAAATGATCAGTTGCAAAGTTACAATTGCCAAACGTTTTAAATATAGATATTTGGTTATCTATATTTTTTTGTCTATCAGCATATTCAGTATTAGATTGTTGAACCCTTAACTGTTGGTTTAAATCATCAAAGTATGCTTCAAATATTTCTAATTGAACTTGTGTTGCTACTTTATTAAACTCATCGGGAGTCATGTACCCTCTCTGCTCTTTATTAAGAATAGAAAGTACTGTTTTGTAAACTGTATCTACGTTTATTGCCATTTTGCTTATTTTATTATAATATATAAGCGGTAACCGCTAAGCCACCGCTCTATATATTAATATTACGTGTTAATCTATTTTTTTCTCTATAGACCTAAAGACCTCAACCCCCTCATCTGTTTTAAAGAAAGCAGCCATAGCTGAGTATGGATTTTCGTCAAATGGCACTGTCATTAATTTTCTATTATTTGATGCCCACATGAATGTTCTTTGATCTTGTGATAAAGTTATAATACCAGCTTCAACAGCTCTAATAGCTGTATTTCTAAGTTCTACATTTTCATCGTTTGCTAAATCAATAAATAAATAAGGATTACTTCTAGCAAATAACATTAAGTCTCTTTTAATTTCTTTAGAAGTCATTTTAGAAACTTTAGAACCAATTTCAACTCTTAGTATTGCTTCAGCTTGATCAATGTCCATGCTTCTAGCTGCATTCATTGCGTCTAATTGTATATCCATATCGTCTAAATCCTCTGCTGCCATTATAACAGGATCAAATTCCCTGTATTTTTTATTTAGGTCAGGATGGAATAAAGATAATAATTTTTGTAAGTTTTGCCTTTCTTTTGGTACAGTTAAAGTACCATTCTTAAATATGATATGTCCTAGCGTAGCTTCTCCTTTTTGTTCTTCAACAAAAACAGAATTTTGGTTAGTAGCATATCTTAATTCCTTTTGTTCACCAGTTTCTTTGTCAAACCATAATAGGGGAAATCTACCTGTATGCCTTGATGAAATAGTATATGTTAATGGAGAATGATGCCCACTTAAAATATACGTTCTATCTTTAACTTCCCATTTAGGAACCGTTGTTTGTGGTTTTGTCTTAACAACCGGTTCTTCTACAATTTGTTCACCATCTTCAAATTCTTTCCCTGGTTCAACGTATGTACTTGGTTGAATAATTTTTGCTTTAACAGCAGTTTTAGCTTGTGCCATGATAAAATATTATATAATTAATTATTGTTTATTAAAAGAGTAAAAATTACCCCCGTAGATTCAACGAGGGTAAAATTTACAATTATTTATGCTTATGCCGATGCAGTAAATAACACAAAGTTATTAGCACCTTGTACACATAAACATCTTTCAGATAAGAAGTGTACCTCCATTGCATCTAAGTCAGACGTGTAAGCACCTCCAACAGATCCAGTTACCCAAGATTTCATTCTTCTGTCGTCAGCTTGTGCAGCTCTATAACGAACGTGTAAGAATGGTCTGCGGATATTAGTTCCTAAAATTTGATCATAAACTGTAGAAGTTCCAGCTGGAATTAATACACCCTCAATTGAACTACCAATACCCGTCATTGCTCCACGAGTAGATGCGTCGTTTAAGTATTTCCAGTCAGTTTTGTAGAAGTCATAAGAACCTCTTCTGAATCCAGAGAAGCCTAAGTTAAGAGCCATCTCAGATGAGTTTTCAAATAAACCATAAGCAACTCCACCGGCAGCGCCAGAAGATAAAGAAGCTAACATATCATCAAAGTCTAAAGATAATTGACGGTTTAAAAATAGCATGTTCTCTTCAATTGCTCCTTGAGTATCTAAGTTTTTTAGAATATTATCAAAAGAACCTAATCCACCAACCGGACTAAAGTTATTTAAAACATTACCTCTGTCTTCTACAGCTGAGAATAAACCTTGAGTACCTTTTTTACCAGCTGATAAAGCAGCAGAACCAGCAGCAGCTAATTCACCCTCTACAACTGTCATTTCTAAATAGTCTTCAAAACGTAATCTTGTTTCAGATTCAGCTTTTAAGTACCAGTAGTACCCATCAGCTCCATCCTCAGTAGTAATTTCTACCCATCCAATTTGCGCAGTATCAGATCCATTAACTACGTATTTGTTACGGATAATTACCGGAGAATTACTAAATTGAGTGAACGAAGGAGTAATGCTAGTATAATCGTCATTAGCTAATGTAGATCCTTTTGCATATTCAGAGCCATAAACGAATATTTTTAAATCGCCCATTCCATCTGTAAATCCAGCAGCTGCTAAAGTTGCAGCAGTATAAGGAGCAACTGTTAAAGCTCCAGTAGTAACATCACTAGAAGTAACAATAGCTTTTACTTCTAACCCTGTAGCAGGATTCATAATAACAATTGTTTGATTAATTGAGATAACATTCTGTACAAAATCTTTAGGATTTGCAGGTGTTAAATCAACAGGGATAAGTAATGTATTTCCTGCAGCACTTACTGTCTCTACTTCCGTATATGCAACGTGTAATCTATTTTGTTCAGACCAAATAACTTGATCGGAAGACATAGGCATTTCTGCTCCTACCATACGTAAGAACCCAGATAATGTTCTATTTCCATAGCGTTCTACCTCAGCTTCATAAACTTCTGGTAAATATTGTTGTGCAAACGATACAAAATCCGCATTATTTGGATCTGTAAAGTTTAAATAATTTGTGTCTAAAGCTTGTTGCTTTTGTGACGGCTTAATCGAACCGAAGTTCGGGGTAACAGCTACTGTTGCCATAATTTTTCTTGTTTAGTTTAAAATTTACTTTTGATTCTTAATTTTGTTGAATCAACACCATTGATAGCTTTTACTTTAAATCCACTTACGTTAATTTCACCGCTAGATGTTTGCCTAGCTTCGGTTGAAATGTTGTTTGACTTAGCCAAGATATCTTTAATAGCATCGGCTTTGCCTTGTTCGTAAAAGTGATTTGCAATACTATCAGTGTTCTCAGCAGCATACATTGCTTTATGATACCCATTCATATCCGTTACTTCTCCCTTATCGTTTAAGAACTTCTTAAGCAGGTTTGTAATGTTTGATTGTTTATCTGCAATAGCGTCAGTATTTTGTAGATTAAACCTAAATGTCTTTCCACCTGCGTTGAAATCAAAACCTTTGAAATCTTGTGTAAAAAACTTTTTAGTGTTATCCTTAAACACTGAGTGCATTTGTTCAACTGATTGTTGATCCTCTTTATATCGATTGAAAAAATCAATTGCTTTTTGTTGATCTGGGTTTACATTAGACTTTAATTTAATTTCGTCATAATATTTACTTTTAAGATCTTCTAGAAAGCTTTTGGCCTTACCAACCTCTTCTTTAAAAGCGATACGTTTCTTTTTAATTTCTCGCTCATCATCCTCCTCTTCATCATACGAAAATGTTTCTTCCATGTGAAAGTCAATTTCGTCTAAATCTAAATGCGGTTTTGTTTTCTTATAATATTCTTTTAATAAAACTTCTGGGTCTATTTTTGAGTAGTCTGTATTTAAACGAGTGTAGTCATTAATGTCTCCACCTGTTTCTTCCATAAAAGTAATTAACTTTTCAATATTATCGGGTAACGGTTTACCAGACGCTTTTAAATCATTAATCGCTTTTTCTGCCTCAATTTCTAGCTCTTTTGCTTCTTCAGTTATTTCCGCAATGTTAACTACAACTACTTCTTTCTCGTTAACTTGTTCGGCAATGACTTCTTGTGTGGTGTTTCCTTCGACCACTTCTTGCAATCCCATTTCGGACTGTCCTGGCTGTAACACGCTTTCATTTGTTGTTTGCTCTTGAACGGCATCTTCTTCTGATTTGGTTGTTAAATTTACTTTTGCAACAGTCTGAGCTGATACATGTTTAATAGTTGGAACTTTATTTTTTTTAATTTTAAAGTCTCCTTCTTGTTTAATTGCTTCTGCCATGATAAAATATTATATAATTAATTGTGTTGTATTATTTAGGAGAGAATTGTTCTAGACCAAATCCACTCATATTATCAAACCCTGCTGATTCAAAATCTTTTGGCAAAGTATTATTTTGTCTTTGCTCAATTAATTCGGATTGTTGCGTAGCTTGTAATTTTGTTCTTTGATCTTTACGATCTTCCATTTTGTTAAGTTTCTCTTGCGTTTGAGTTACTTGCATTTGAGCCAATTGCATGCTATAACTAAATTCTTCTGCCATTAATTGCTTCTTTAACGAAGCTTCTTGTTGCATTTTTTGAAGTTCAAACTGCAATTTAGATTGTTCTAATTGTATTTTCTGTTCAGTGATTGCTTGTTGCTTTTGCACCTCCGCCATAGCTGTTTCTTGTGCTAGTTGCGAATTCGCTTGTGCTTGTGCTTGTATATTTGCTTGCTGATTAGCTTGATCTCTATCTAATTTCTTTTTTCTTTTATATTTAAGCGATTGATTAGCTAACTTGATATTCTTAATTTGCCTCAAATCAATAGCGTCCTCAAGATCAATACCTCCTGACTGTAAGGCAATTTGTATATTTTGTTCTAATTGTGCTTGCTCTTCATCATCTGGTTCTAACTCTAAGAATATACCAAAGTCATGTAAATTAAGATTTTGTAATTCCTTTAATGTTTCAACAGAAGAAACCGATATACTTTGCATTAATGAATTTGCCGTTAACGGAAAACTTAATGAATCAGCTACCCTTCTTGAAATATTTTCGCATACACGAAGAGTTAAGAATAAACTAGATTGTAATATATGTCTTGTAGCTGTATTAGAATTTGCCGCTGCCATTTTTTGTAAGCCAACTAAAGCGTCTCTGTCTGGAGTACTAGCATCTCTTGATTCATTTAACCCTGTAACATCCCGAATCATTTGTAGATAATATTGGTATGTTTGTATTAGCGCTTGAATCTTACCGCTACCTGAAGAAGTTTGTAACTCTTGTATTGGTATTTTAGCTCTATTCATATCTCCATCCTGGGTCATTGATCTACCAACTATACTACCAGTTTGGAAATACATATTTAATGCTTCTGCTGCATTGTATTTTGTACCATTACCTAAATCAACTTCTGCTAGCCCGTCAACATCAACAAACACCCCATCAGGAACTAATCTTGCTAATACTTGTTGTATCTTTAAATGAGTTAACTGAATCATATCTGCAAACCCTGTTATACGACTTACTAAAGATTCTATTTTGCCTTTGTACATTCTTGGCGCACAAATAGCATAATTCATTTGTACTCTTGTTGTGTCTGCAAATGGCCTTGTCATGTTTTCCGCTAGTTTCCATTCTAACATTCTTTCGTGACCTAATATCTTTGCTCCTGAATATAAAACTTCTATACTTCTTGATACTTTGCTAAATGTATCATTCTCAGGCGGATTAAAATCATCTGTTTTTTCCAATGCTTTTTCTAACCCAACATCCGTTTGTTTAATCTTAAATACTTGATTAGAGAATGTTTTATATTCAAAGTATAATACTTGAACATTAGATGTGTCGTAATCTTGCCCGTAATAACTACGAGTATAATTTGCGTCACCAGGATATTTTTCAATCTCTTCTAGTTCTTCCTTTGTTAAATTAGGAAATTGCATTTTAACCTCTTCTAACGTAATAGATTTAACTTCTCCTACATAATATATGTCTTCAAAGTTTGGATCCTCTGTGTAAGAATAAACAAGGTTAGCAGGATCAACGTAATCTATTGTTACTCCTTCTGCTTTATTCCAATTTGTTTTTGTTGCCGCAATACCTAAAACAACTAAATCATAATTTAATCTTTTGTTTATTAACGGATATTTATTGTTATCTAATATTTGACTTATTACTTCTTCTTCTGCTATTTCAATTTCTTGTTTATAACTTAATTGAAGTCTAATTTCTAATTCTTCTTTATCCTCTGGTAAATTAGCAGGATCCATAGTGTTATATAGATTTGCTCCTAATGTACCTTGTATTTCATTCAAAAGATCTTTAGCCATCATATCTTCCAATATAGCGGAAGCATAATTTGTTTTCTTTTTAATTGAATCAGGATCCTGAGCATACGCTTTAATATCATAGTTCTTGCTAGATATCCCGTTAACAACAATGTCAACAAACTTAGGTATAACAGGAACAGGTTTCCAGTCAAGATTCAAATATGATAAATCACCGTTGATTGATAATTCATCTTTGTACTTTTGAACCGCCTGTTCTCCTCTAGCATACAATCTTAATTTATGGAAGTTTTGCCAATTGGATCCCCACCTGTTTCCAGCTCCTCCAACTCTATCTCCTCTAAACCATTCGTTTTCAATAGCTCTACCCACCATAGCTCCGTACTCGTAGCTTTGTTTCTCTGAGTCTGGTACTACCTGACTAGGAAAAGAACTATTATTATTAGTATAAACCATCTATTATATTATTTTTGAACTAAAACCTTCGTTATTATATTTTTTAAAACCTAATGACACCGTCTCTTTTAGAGCATTAAATACCGGCGTGTAAGCATTTTTGTTGCAAGCCATTATGGCTAAACCTGAACTAATAGTAGCATCATGCTTAGTTCTATTATTTATATTAAATCTAGACCAGTCATTTAAAGTTTTTTGAAAATACATATCTCCATAGCCCCCTTCTAATAAACCAACATATTTATCAATGTATGATTCAATAGCTGCTGCATGTGCTTGCAACATATCTTGTGAAGCTGAAGGTATACCTCCAATTTCTTTCTCTGCTGGTGATAATTTATTCCATATTTTATCTGGTCTATTCATTGAATAACCTCTATATCCTCTTCTTTTTAAATAGTAAAGCAATCTAGGCTTATTATTTTCTGCTAATATTGGCATGCCGTAAAACACCAAAGCCATTAATACATCTTCAAAAAATATTTCTGCTGTTTGTGGCCTAGCTATATATTCCAAAAAGAAATGACTAGGAGGAACATCTTCCATTGAGAATTTTGTTAATCCGTGCAAAGCCCCTTTAGATCCTCTGCTTTCATCAACTGTTCCTGATATATCGTAACTATCACAACCAAATGCGCCACAGTGTTCATTGCCTGGATATTTAACTCCATTCTTTATAATCGCGCGATTTTGTAGATTTAGCGGTGGAACCCAAGAAATTAAAAATCGACCGTCTTTATTAGGCACAAACATAACTTTAGTGTCTTGTACTCCATTCTCCCATTGGAAGCTACCTTGCGTTAAAACATTTGAGTTTCTTAGATCATCATTATAATCTATTTGTTCATATATTTTCGTAAGGTTAAATAAAGATTGTTTTGCTTCATCTCTAAAAGCATGCTGCTCCGTTCTTGGAAACTGTCTGTAGTATTCATTTAAAGCATCCTGATCTGACTTCAAACCATCAACTTCATTTTGCCAATGCTCAATAACCCCATAATCAATCCACATATCATCAGCTCCTCTAATAGGCTGTTCAGGCGTTAAGAAAACAGGCATACCATATTTATCAATAAAGCCTTCAAAGTTCCATTCCATTGGTATAAATAAAGAATATAACCCGGAACTTGTTTGACCATTACGGTTACGTTTTGTTACATCTGAGCTATGATATAATTTTTTAAAGTTATCCCCTCCTTTATCTAGAGCATTTGAGGTAGAACCCATCATGCATTTACCAACAATTTTACTACCTAATCTTACACAGGTTTTTGTAACACGCCAGTTATTTAAAATGTTGTCCGGTCTTTCCCATTTTCCACTTTCGTCATGAACTAATAATCTTAACTTTTCACCATCATAACTATTGTCTCCAGTATTCTTCCAGTCAATTGTTGTATCTAATCCTTCAAGTTCTTCTAATTGCTCTTGAGCATCCAGTTTTCTTCTTGTTAATTTTGATGCAGGTATTCTATAAGCTAATTCTGTTTTAGGACGGTCCATACCGTCTTGAATTGGTTTAAAGAAAAAAGGATAGTTTATTGATATAGGTACAACCTTATCTGTAAACATCTTTTTTGCATCGGCTCCTGATTTAGATAGTATTCCATATCTTGTGTCGGAACTTAAAGTAGCTTGGTTAACTAATTCAGCCGAAGACATAAATGAAAATCCTGAACGTCTATTCTTTAAATAGCACATTCCGTAACATCTATTATCCGCTTTACAAGCTTCCCAAAATATAAAGAATATTCTGTTTGATTCACGAAAATCTGGCGCTCCAATATCAATCTTACTCCATTGTAAATACATGTAATGAGTGCCTGTAATATATGTAGGAATTCCATTGTTATAAAAAGAAAAACCTTCTTCTCTATATTTAAACTCAATATCAATAAAATCATACCAATTTTCTTTGAATTTATCCGGATATTTATTCCAGTCAAATACACTTTTGATACGCTCAAGCTCTTTTGGATATTTAGCTTGCTCCCAATATTGTTCTTCTTTTTTGCTAGATCTTTTGTAAGTATTTTCAACGTAAGGTAAAGCTATCTTTAGATTTTGTATTTCTACAATTTCACCGATCTTTCCAGTCTTACTTATTACAATTATATCATGCTCCTTATTATAACCATACTCCCACTTTTTAGTTTTATTAAACCTGCTTACAATAGAAGGTTTAATATAATCAGATATAGTGGTTATTAAATTTTGTTCGTACATTATTTAGATCTCCCTTCCGCAAACCCCTTCCAAGCTTTACTTGCTTTTTCGCTATCTTCTTGTATATCTAATTTATGTCTTTCCTCTTCAATGCGATTAAGTATTTCAAAAGCGTCAAATATAGCTAGCTTTTTTGTAGCTGCAGCGTTTTTTAATTTATCTGCGGCCAAGTCTTCCTCTCCATTATCTAAGATAGCTTCTTCAGCAACCTTAATTAACTCCAATACCGCTTTGTGCCCAGCTTGGATGATACTCTGCTTCGTTTCCTCTATATTCATATTTAATTACAATATCATTAGATTTCATACAGTATAATCGTTTACCTTCTATGATAAATTCAAATTCCCCGTATGGTTTATATCCTACTAAGT